ATGCTGATCAAGCCGGTAAGAATGACGGCGGAAGCGGAGATGTTACCGAAGCTAAAAAAGTTGCAGAGGCATTCAATAGCGCCTTCCTAAAAAGCAATAGCGATCTAGTTTCGATAGATTTAGAAATACTAGGCGATCCTTATTGGTTAGTTGATAGCGGAATAGCAAACTATCTATCACCTCCTACTGCTACAGGTAGTATGGTTTTAAAAGATGGTTCTATGAACTATGAAGGCGGACACGTTTACATCTATCTAACCTTTAGAACACCTGCAGATATAAATGAATACACAGGAATGTATGTGTTTCCTGGTGGTGCAAAAGAAAGTTCTTTTAGCGGATTGTATCGTGTTACAAGATGTGAGAACGAGTTTAGAGATGGAATCTTTAAGCAAAAACTAAAATGTAATAGACTTCCGATGCAGTCTTCAGACATGGATAATAAACCACAACCTATCGACAAGGCTAAAGCAGCAGCAGTATCTGTTACACAAGAAGAGAAACCGCAGACTGCGCCGATCGATCTATCGGACTTCCCTCCAGGTATCCCTTAAACTAAAGATAATATATGAGTATTGAAAAACGATTACCAGCTAATGCACCTAATAAAAAACTGCCTTCCGGTCCTCTGCTGGCCAAAGTAGTCGGTCATTTAGATCCAAGTTTTATGGGAGGTTTAGAAGTTACCCTACTACGTGACGAGGGTAATAATCTAGGAAACTCTAATCAAACTTACACTGTAAGATATGCAAGTCCTTTTTATGGATCTACAGCATTTGAGCACATGGGTCAAAATAAAGCAGATTTTAATGACACACAAAAAAGCTACGGAATGTGGTTCACCCCACCTGACGTTGGTGTCACAGTTATGGTTGTGTTTATTGATGGTCGTCCACAGGACGGATATTGGATAGGCTGTATACCCAGCAGATTTACTAACAACATGATTCCTGCTATTGCATCTTCAGAGAATGTGGAACTAACTCCTGAAGATAAAAAGAAGTTTGGTACTAGTACACGTCTCCCAGTTGGCGAAGCAAATAGACGAGCTAACGATTTAAAAGTCGGAATGGACATTGAAAAAGTTAAGAAGCCAGTGCATCCTATTGCAGATGTTTTTTTAGCACAAGGATTATTAGATGACGATATTCGAGGAACCACAAACTCTTCCTCTAGAAGAGATATTCCTAACATGGTCTTTGGAATATCTACACCTGGTCCTTTAGACAGAAGAGATGGTGCAAAGAAAGGTTATATTGGAAAGAAACAAAGTATTAGTCCTCCAGTCCCAGTTAGTAGACTTGGCGGAACTACAATGGTCTTTGATGACGGTGACGATCAGTATAGACGAGTATTACCTCCTGATAGAGGTCCTGTAGAATATGTTGATACATTAGATCCTAAAGAAACAAAGAAAGGACAGCCCGACATCCCCTACGGTGAATGTTTTAGAATCCGTACAAGAACAGGCCATCAAATATTAATGCATAACAGTGAAGATTTAATCTACATTGGCAATGCAAAAGGCACCACCTGGATAGAACTTACAAGTAATGGAAAGATTGATATTTTTGCAGAAGATTCTATATCTATTCATACTCAGAACGATTTGAACATCAGGGCTGATAGAGATATTAACATGGAAGCAGGCCGTAATATTAACTTTAGAACAGAGTCTGGAAAGTGGCACGCAGATATTGCAACAGACATGGAGTTCTTTGTCAACAATGATGCTAAGATTACTGTGGGTGCAAACTTGGACCTGCTTGTTGGTGGAAGTACTAAGATATCTTCTGTTGCAAACTTTGATCTAAACACTAACGGTAACAATACAGTTAGTGCAGGCGGCGATACAAACATAGGCAGCGGTGGAGATTATACACTATCAGCTGGCGGTGAAATTAATATGAACGGGCCAGCAGCAGCAAAAGCAGCAACGGCTGAAACTGTTAAGCCTTTAGAGTTAAGAGATAATCCGACAACAAATACAGCCTCTGGATGGGGGAAGAAATATCAGTCAGGCACATTAACAAGCATTATGAAAAGAATACCTATGCACGAACCTTGGCCGTTGCATGAAAATCAAGCACCTTCTTTCTTTACGCCGGATAACACAGACAGAGATGTCTAAGGAGCAAATATGGCAAGACTATACAACCAAAAATCAGTAGCAGTTAGCAAAGCATCGCTAGGAGATAAGAATAGCGGTGCGTTTACCTATAAAGGATTTAGCAGTAAGGAAACTACTAAAAACTTTAAACTCTATGACATCGACCTAGTTAAACAAGATTTGATTAATCATTTTTATATTAGAAAAGGCGAAAAGCTAGAAAATCCAGACTTTGGCACGGTCATCTGGGATATATTGTTTGAACCGTTTACTGAAGAAATTAAAACAATCATTGCAAAAGATGTAGAAGCTATTATCAACTATGATCCTAGAATACAGGTTAATGAAATAACGGTTGATAGTACAGAACAAGGTATTAGAATAGAAGCGTCAATCACTTATATGCCGTTTAATATTAACGAACTAATGTCTTTTGATTTTGATAAACAAAACTCGGTCATAAACTGACCAGTTAACTTATTTGGGTAAATACGGTATAGGATTAAAAAATGACAACAACGTCTAGACAAAACAACTTAATTCTCAACGAAGATTGGACAAGAATCTATCAGACATTTAGAAATGCTGATTTCAAAAGCTACGATTTTGAAAATCTACGTCGAGTTATTATCGAATATCTTCGCGAAAACTATCCCGAAGATTTTAATGACTACATTGAAAGCAGTGAATACCTTGCTTTAATAGATGCTGTTGCATTTTTAGGCCAAAGTTTAGCCTTCCGTATCGATCTAGCTAGTCGAGAAAACTTTATTGAACTTGCAGAACGTAAAGAAAGTGTACTTAGATTAGCACGTATGTTGGCGTATAATTCAAAGCGTAACGTGCCTGCAAGCGGTCTTTTGAAGTTTGACACCGTAAGTACTTCGGAGAACATTTTAGATAGCAACGGGCGTGATTTAGCCCAGCAGGTTATTGTTTGGAATGACCCGACAAACGCTAACTGGGCAGAACAGTTTATCACAGTATTGAACTCAGCTATGGCTGACAATACTGAGTTTGGTAGAAGTCAAGGCTCAGATACTATTCAAGGTATATTAACAGATCAATATAGATTTAGAACCGCTAGTGCAGATGTTCCTGTTTATACCTATAGTAAAACAGTTGCTGGAAGAAGTATGGTTTTTGAAGTAGTCAGCACTTCATTTAAAGGTGCAGAAGAAATATACGAAGAACCTCCAGTTCCGGGAAATCAGCTAGGATTTATCTATAGACAAGACGGTAAAGGCGCTGGTAGTAATAATACTGGTTTCTTTTTAATGTTCAAACAAGGAAGTCTTGAACTAGCAGATTTTGCTATAAGTGTTCCTACAACAAATGAAATAGTTTCTGTTGGTAGTGAAAATATTAATAATACCGATGTATGGTTGTATTCTCTAAATGCTGACGGTAGTCAAGGCAGTATGTGGACACAGGTATCTAGCCTAACTGGAAATAATATTGTTTACAACAGTATCGAAAACAGCATCAGAAACATTTACAGTGTAACAACTAAAACTAACGATACAATCGATTTATTGTTTGCAGACGGAGTTTATGGAAATCTTCCTCAGGGTTCTTTTAGAACCTACTATAGAGTAAGTAGCGGACTTTCTTATACTATTGCTCCAGCCGATATGAGAAGTATCACAATCTCTATCCCATATGTTAACAAGCAAGGATCTGCTCATACACTAACAGTTAGCATGAGTTTAAAAACATCTGTTGCTAACTCTGCACCTTCAGAAGATATTGACAGTATTAGATCTAGAGCTCCGGCAAACTACTATACACAAAACAGAATGATTACCGGAGAAGACTATAATCTTGCTCCTTTAACCAGCAGTCAAAACATTCTTAAGGTTAAGTCAATTAACAGAGTGTCGAGCGGTATTTCTCGCAACTTTGATATTATTGATGCTACTGGAAAATACAGTTCTGTAACTGTGTTTGGCGATGATGGTATGATCTATAAAAATGAAACAGAAAGATCGTTGGCATCTAAGTTTACCAGCCGAGTTGACATTATTAACTTTATTCGTCAAAGTATTGAACCGTTGTTTACTGACACCGGAGTCTATAACTTTTACATAACAAAATATAATAAGATTAACTTTACAGATATCAACACATTGTGGACTCAGGTTACATCTGATGTAAACTCTACAACTGGGTATTTTACCAACGCAGTTGACAACTCATTATTAAAAGTAGGAACATATACTACTAACACCTTAAAGTATATTACATTTGGATCAATGGTCAAGTTTGTCCCCCCATCCGGTCAAGCATTTAAGAAAGGTAAGTTAGTTGCTGCTAGTGCTGCTGATCCAGAGCAGACAGATAAGATCTGGACCAAGATAGTAAAAGTTGTTGGAGACGGAACCAACGCCGGTAGAGGTGTGTTGTCAACTGGACTAGGTCCCATCACATTCAGCGACACTGTTCCTACAGGCGCTATTGCTTCTCGTATCGTTCCTAAGTTTGTAAACGATCTTCCTACAGCACTAGAGTCAGAGATAGTTAACCTGGCCTATTCTAATCTTAACTTTGGATTGAGATTTGATATTGGTACAGCAGAGTGGAAGATTGTTACTTCTTCAAACTTAAACTTGATTGATAACTTTAATCTAGGTAAAACTGGTGATATTTCAAATACAAACTTAGACTCGTCTTGGATTCTTGCATTTGTAAAAGAAGCAGATCAATATGTAATCCGTGTAAGATCTATGGATTATGTCTTTGGTAGTTTAGAATCCAACAGATTTTATTTTGATAAAAGTCAAAAGATTTTTGATAGTAAGACTGGAAAAACTATAAAAGACCAGGTAAAAGTCTTGGGTATTAACACTGGCGTTGATTTCTTAACTCCTCTAAAACAAGATCTAACTTTTGAAATCAGCGACACTATTAAGTTCGAAGATGGTTACGAAAGTGCAAATGAGATTAAGATTGCATTTGCAGACTCTGATGATGATGCTGTTATTGACAATCCTGAGAGTTTTGAACAGATTGTTGGAGAAGACCTTGCATTAAACTATCTTTTCTTCGTTGAAAAAATCAACAACTATGGCGATCAAATATTCGAGTATGTTGACAATACTGATGGACATATTGATATTGTTCAGAAAGAAAGTTTAGTCAATGTTAACAACTATGCTAACGGTGACTTGATTTATTTTTATGATACTGATGAAGACAGAGTAAAACGTGTGGACAAGTCTACAAATACTCTAGTGCTTGAAAGTTCTTATAGAGCAAACATTGGTCGTGCCGGACTCAAGTTCCAATATATTCATAATGCAAACGTTGACAGAAGAATCGATCCTAGCGTTAGCAATATTATCGATGTCTATCTCCTAACGAAGAGCTATGACACAGATTATAGAAACTATATTCTGGGCGCAACTGCTACAGCTCCTGAAGCTCCGTCGAGCGACACATTAAGAATTAACTTCGGATCTACATTGAACGCTATTAAGTCCATTAGCGACGAAGTTATATATCATCCGGTGACATACAAAGTATTGTTTGGTCCTGGTGCCGACGAGCATTTGAGAGCACAGTTTAAGATTGTTAAAAACTCTAACAAGTCGATTAATGACAACGATCTAAAAGTTAGAATCATTTTAGCAATCAATGAGTTCTTTGATGTTAACAACTGGGACTTCGGTGATAGGTTCTATTTAGGTGAGTTAATAACTTACATAACTAATTCAGTAGCCCCAGATATTAGCAATATTGTGATTGTCCCAAGACAGCCGACACAGGTGTTTGGTAGTCTATTTGAAATACAGAGCCGTGCTGATGAAATCTTTATTAGTGGTGCAACAGTAGATGATATTGAAATAGTATCAGCTATCACAGCAACAGAGATTCGTGCAAGCATGGATGCGATAGTTTCTAGTACAAGTGTTTAAATATGTCAGATAAAAAATTCCCTAACAGCGATCTTCCAATCAGAAAAACTTCTGAACTATTACCAAAGGTATTTCAAACGCCTGCCAACGAAAAGTTCATGGCAGGTGTTCTTGATCCTTTAGTACAGCCGGGCGTATTGGAAAAAACAGTCGGGTACATAGGACGTCGATACGGAAAAACCTACAAAGGTAGCGATGTCTATCTTGACAGCGATAACACCCTAAGAAGTAGATACCAACTAGAACCTGGAGTCGTTGTCACAGAAAACAATAAGATTTCGAAGTTTTATGATTATATTGATTTTAAAAATCAACTGAGATTCTTTGGCAACACCGAAGAACGCGATGATCTTGTAACTGCACAAGAACACTATGCATGGAACCCACCTATTGATTGGGACAAGTTTGTTAACTTTAGAGAATACTACTGGGTTCCAGAAGGACCGCCGGCAATCACTATTACTGGGCAGGCACAAAACATTGTTAGTGGGTATACTGTTCGTTTAGGTAACAACTCTACTTATGTCTTTACGCCAGATGGATATACAGTTAATCCTACCTTAACTTTATACAGAGGACAGACATACAAGTTTAACGTTAATGCTCCTACCGATGGGCTAGTCTTTAGATCTGTCTACGATTCTGGAAGTCCTTTCCAGTCTCCTATTGAGTATAAAAAAGGCGTAACAAACAATGGAACTGAGAATGGAGTTATAACATTTACAGTTCCATTCGACGCACCGGACATGATTTACTATCAAAGTAAAGTTGATGTTAATCGTCTAGGTAGATTTATGATTTCCGATGTTGAATCAAATACAAAGATTAACATTGAAAAGGAAATATTAGGAAAGCCTACATACACTAGCAGCAATGATATTGTTCTGAGTAACGGTATGAACGTTAGATTCACAGGAATGGTTACTCCTGAAAAATATGCATCAGATACATGGATTGTTGAGGGTGTTGGATCTGCTATTCATCTAGTAAGGCTGCAAGACCTAGTAGTTTCACCGGCATTGAATGCCAACGTACCGGAAGTTCTATTTGATAACGCAGGCTTTGATGCCGATCCTTTCGATGATGCAACAGCTTACCCATTGTCTAAGGACTATGTTCTAATCAATAGAGCAAGCCCTGATAATAATCCTTGGAGTCGATACAATCGTTGGTTCCACCGCAGTGTTCTTGAACAAGCACATGCATTTAACAATTCTAGTTTTGAATCCACAGAAGAAACTAGAGCCAAGAGACCAATTATAGAGTTTAACATTGGTATACAACTTTATAATCACGGTTCCATTGCTAAAGCCACTGTTGATTATGTTGACACGTTTACAACTGATGTATTTTCTAAGATCGAAGGTAGTCTTGGCTATAATGTCGATGGCGAGCAACTTTTTGAAGGTGCCCGCCTACTAGTAATAAACGATTCTGATTCTTTAGTAAACAACAAGATCTATAAAGTAACTTTTATTACTCATAATAATACAAAACAAATCAGCTTGAGAGAAACAGAAGATTCTGTTTCAAGTATCGGCGAGGGTGTATTAGTTCGAAGAGGAAATGTTAACAAAAGTTTAATGTACCATTTCAGCGGTACTGCCTGGGTTAAAAGTCAAGAAAAAACTGCAATAAATCAAGCTCCTATGATTGATGCGTTTGATAAAAACGGTGTAAGTTTTTCGGATACTGATACATATCCTGTAAGTTCTTTCAAAGGAACAGAACTTGTAAGTTACAAGAAGGGAGTCAGCGTTGTTGATAGCGAACTAGGATTTAGTCTAAGTTATTTGAATATTGACAACGTAGGAGATATTGAGTTCGAGTTTGATTGGGATAAAGATACCTTCACTTATCAAAATCAGCAGTTTGTATTATCTAAGAAAGTAAACTCTGGATTCTTTAAGTTTAACCCTGCAGGAGAATACGATAACGGTTGGAAGAAGTCAGCAGAAAAATACATTCAGGCTATTATTGACAGCCAGATCATTTCTGCTCCTACTTCTACTGTGCAGTTTAATACCGTTGATTGGAATACTGATAAAGCTCTCGAAATATATTTTTATATTAATGGAAAAAAATATACAGGGGAGTTTTCAAGAGCAGGGTCTAATTTTACATTAGGCCAAACATTAGCTGCAAACGATGTAGTTGTAATAAAAGTATTCGGTGACATTATTCCGAATCAAGGATATTACGAAATCCCTGTTGGCTTAGAAAAGAATCCTTTGAACTCTAACCTACTTGAGTTTACATTAGGAACTGCATCTGACCATGTGTCAACAGCAATTGAGTTTAATAATGAGTTTATTGGAAGCTATCCTGGAAACAGTAATCTTCGTGATTTGTCACCGTATATTACTCACGGAAAGAGATTTTTAAAACATGCCGGCATTCCATCGGTTGCAATATCTTTGTTATGCGACAAAGATGTTAACTTAATCAAGTCTTTACAGTTTTCTAAAAAGTCATATACTGAGTTTAAAAATAACTTTGTAAAGTTGTCAACAACTTTATATTATAATCAAACCCCTGCTGATTTTGTAGATGACATCTTGTCAGAAATGGCGAGAACAAAAACATCTATCACACCATTCTCGGATACCGACATGGTTGGTAGCGGAGCACATACAAAAATTGAATATACTGTTGAAGATACAGGCATTAAGACTTTTGCATTGTCTTCTAAGTTTAGTCTTGATACATTAAGTAGAAAGGCAGTCTATGTCTACCTCAATGATGTTCAACTATTAGTTAATACACAATATGAGTTTAACTCGTCTTTTGGTTTTGTACAACTAAAAGTAGACCTGCAAGAAGGCGACAGAATTGAGATTAGAGAATATGCATCTACTGCATATAACTTTATTCCAGCAACACCTACAAAACTAGGACTGTATAAAAAATACACTCCTATGATATTTGTTGACAACACCTATGTAACACCTCGTACTATGATACAAGGTCACGATGGTAGTCTAACAACTGCCTACGGAGACTTTAGAGATAACGTTATATTGGAGCTAGAATATAGAATCTATAACAACATCAAACAAGAATACAACGAAGAAGTATTTGATATTGATAAAGTTTTAGGCGGCTATTATGGATCCGGATTCTACAATAAAGAACAACTGGACCTTATTGTTAATAGAGAGTTTTTAAAATGGATTGCAGATACAAATATCGATTATATTAATAATCAATACTTTGATAGCGAAAACCCATTTACCTATACCTATTCTAGAATGTACGATCTAGCCGGATCTACTAACCTACCAGGATACTGGAGAGGAGTTTACAAGTGGTTCTATGACACTGATCGTCCTCACCGTTGTCCGTGGGAAATGTTAGGATTTTCAGAAAAACCAGCATGGTGGGAAAGCGAATATGGCGTTGCACCATATACCAGCAACAACATGCTATTATGGGAAGATCTTAGAGACGGAGTTATTCGTCAAGGATCTCGAGCAGGTGTCCACCAACGTTATAAGAGAGAAACACTTTTATCTCACATTCCGGTAGATGCCGATGGTAACCTATTAAATCCTTTAGATGCAGGACTGGCGCAAGGTTTCTCTTTAGTAAACAGCAAGGGAGATTTTAAACTTGGTGATATTGCTCCTGTAGAACATGCGTGGAGATCTAGTTCTGAATGGCCATTTGCAATAATCATAGCAATGTCTTTGATGAAACCGTTTGAGT